CGACTGAGGTGACCCACAGCGTCAGCGGCCCGCCGCCACTCGCGACGTAGAGGCTAAAGTTGAACAGTGCGTCGATGGTAAAGACGCAGTAGTAAACCGTGCCAGGTGTGAACGTGTTGACGGTGTTGACATAATACTCGCCGACGTTCGTGTTGATGTAGATAGATCCGATGTCGCCATAAGGCAGTCGCGGACCGGAGACGCCCCACGCGCCGCTTGAGATAAGATACTGATCCGCGGTCGGCGTGGACTTGAACCAGAACTCGACGGTCAGCGGTGCCGGAAGCTCAAGCCCCACGGGTAGCGAAATCTGCGCCGGAGACCCGGTAAACAGCACGCTTGACTCGCCATCTGCCAGGAGGGGGGTCTGGTTCAACTCTATACCGGGGCCGACAGGGATCAGCCCATTGAATCCGTGTCCGGACGAGTCAACGGCAACTGTTCCAGACGAATCATTCAGCTTGAAGAACGCCTGTAGTGCGGCCTCCGCAAGAATTACGGCATCATACCCGTTCATTTAGTTCCACCCCGTGCGGCGACGACGGAACCAGGTCCGCATGGTCGTTATCATGTACGTCTTCGACTTGTCTGCCTGCAAAGACTCTTTCCACTTACGGAGCTTCACGCACTCGCTCGCGAACTTGGCCTCGGCCGCCTGATAGTCCGAGTTCTTGTCCGAAAACAAGCAGTCGGCCACAGCGCGGAAGCAGATCGCGTCCTTGAATCGCGCCGGGAACGCCGACAGGTCTGAAGACACACTCATAGTGAACGGCACGGGGACATGATCGACGATAATCTCAAAGCCGCTTATCAACTTACCGTTGATATCGTACGCCGCGGTAGCGTCCGGCGGCGGGACAAGACCGAGGTAACCGCCGCGTAGATAGTACTCGGGCCGCTGACGCGACGAGCCGTTGGCGAAAATATTGTGCCAGACGGAATTGACCGGAGCGGGTAGCCCCTGGCCGCGCCACCCTCCGATGATCGGGTACGACGCAGGCTGCTGCGCGATCCACTGCGGCGTCATAGCTGGACCGTTGGACTGGATGCCGCTGCTTTGGTCGAAGATGTCGCGTGTGCGCCCTTCAAGTAGGCCAATATCGGTACCGATCAGCGGTTGCCTCGATATACCGTTCGTGACGTACACTCGGAGGATCTTCACCAGATCGACGAGCTGGTACTCTTGTTGGCCCGCGACAGTACCGTACGGCTCAGACGCTTCCGGGAAGTCTACTTCGTAAGCAACCGCATTTTGAGCATCATTAATCAGGCCCGTTAGGTAAGCGTTTGTCCACCTCACGGTGCTGGGCTCCGAAAGTAAGATCCGGACTTTTGCAAGCAAGTCGCCGAGCGTCATACACTACGACGCTTTCTTGGATTTTTTTAATCCTGCAGCTTCGCGGTTGGTCGGCCCAGCTTTAGAACGTACACTGTTGTCGGCACGGCGCTGACCAGATGGCTTCGAGTCGGCAATTTTGATTTTACGACCGGCCTGATTTTTCTGTATTTTATTCAGCGCGCTGTCGTTCTCAACCGGCACTTTTGTCTTTGGTGCCGGGAGAGCTTTGCGCTCCGAGCCGGTGATAGCTTTACGGGCACCGCTTAGTGCGCGCGATGTGCCGGAGGCGGCACCCTTTACATCTTTGTCGATAGCATCGCCGGCCTTCGATGCTAGTTTAGATGCACTGCCAACGAGAGCACTGCCCGCTGCGCCGGCCGCCCGACGTCCCAAGAGACGAGCAAGACCTGCACCGCCGCTTGCGACTGCGGGAGCGGCAGCAAGAATAGCTTTGTTCCCGCGGTCGGCATCGACATTTGGAGACTTCTTCCCGAGTTTGCCGTAGATTTTATCAACAGTGCCCTGATCGCCGCGTTCTTGAGCGGACTCGCGCTGGGCGCTGTAGTATTTTTTCTGTCGCGCAGTGCGATCAGAAGCTGATTCACCCTTTTTCGGCTTAGCATACTGATCTTCCAGCTTCGCTGTCGCCATGACTACGTGCTCGCCATAATGAGGATGCTGACTTGGCCTGTGGGCGCACCAGCCAGGGTGGCCTGGGCTGTGAATCGGATGGCACAGCAGTTTGTCTGGGCGCGCAGCGCAGTCTTTGGCGTCATCGGATTGACCCACTGGTTAGCTGCTTCCGTGGATGGTGACGGGATCGGTATCCACTCGTTACCGGTGCCCATAGCGGTCGCCTGGTCAAGCGTGAAGAAGGCTTCGACTTGAATGTTTGTGCCGGCGCCAATACACTGCAGTGTGAACTCTTTGTGACCCTGGATCTTGTTGAAGTGAACTGCGTTACCGATGCCGGGAGGACCGCTCGGAGAGAACATCAGCGGACCGGAGTCGTAGATATTTCCCGGAGCGGCGGCTATTTCGGCAGCACTCGCGGTGAATATGTTGACCCCGGCATAGTTACCGATGGTACATACGTCAGCCATAAGTGCTCCTAGTAACTAGAGAGGGTCGGAACCCAGCCTGAGCGGTATGCTTTTTCGGGGTGCTGATCGACGAGCTGCACAAGCAGAGCGACCGAAAGAGTACCTGCAGCGGCGCTGCTCGTAGTCAAGCGCAGAGTCAGCGAGGCGTTCTTCGGGAAGATCGCATCGTACTGCACCGGATAGAATGGTTGTACCAGTTCGGGCGTCATGGCTATGGCTTGATCGGCCGCAAACAGCGCCTGACCGATCACTGCGGTGTTCGGAGGCGTAATACCCGCGCGCGTCGAGTCGGTGTTTGCGATCACCGGAAGTGCGCCGGCCGCCGCGCCACCACTCATCGTAGCTGCGTAAGCAGTGACGTTAAGGGATGCAGGGCCTCCCGGCGAAGCAGCGGCGGTGGTCGTGATGCCGTTTCCGCCGGTGCCTGCAGTGCTGTCCACGAAAGTGACGACCGAGCCGCCGTTATACTGACCGATCGCGTACGCGGTACCGAGAGCGGCGAGCGTAACGTTAGCATTGATCGCTGCCGCAAGGATGACTGCGGCTTGATCGCGCTGCGTGTTTGCCGGGATGGCCGCAGTAGTGACCGAGGTACCGTTAATGACAACTGTCAGCGTGTCTGTGCCGGCGGGGTTTGCCGATCCATGCACCAGGAACGATCCTTGCGCCGGGACCGCGCCCTCGTAGGCTATCGGCCCTTCAACGATGTTGAACGAGGCCGTACCGGCAAGAGAGCCATACGGCAGAACTTCTACCGCTAGAATCTTGCAGCCGGCCGGCAACGGAAGACGGGCAGCGATTGTGTTCGAGCTTGACCCAACTGCCGGAATAGTGACCGTTGTATCGTCCAACGTGACTGCGCCCGTGCGAGCCAGGAGGCGCATACTGCCGGTGACCGTGGTTCCGGCAGTGATCGAAGCTTCCGCAAGTACGTTACCTTCGAACGTCGAGCCGTTATTGATAGTCGCGGACGAACCGACGACCCAGTATACATTCGCTGCCTGTGCGCCGCCGGTCAAAAGAACCGTGCTGCCAACTGCAGGAATGAATGTGCTCGGGATCTGAAAGATGAACAGTGCGTTCGGGTTTCCACCAGCGTTAAGATTAACCGTACCCGTGATAGCAAGTGTGCTTACTACGTTATACACGCCTGGCGTAATTGTCGTACCGCCGATATCGGCAGCGAGCGTCCCACCCGTGGGCGGTAGTGCATTTAGAGTCGTGTAAGCAGTCGTTAGGTCAACCTGCGCCTGAGCGGCGGCCGGGGTCGTATCTTGAATGGTGCCGTTGACAACTGTGCCGGGCGGAAATCCGATGATGGACGTGCCGGGATACAGACCGAGGTTACCCGTGACGACACTGGCGCCTGTGTTTGTGACTGTAGTCGCGCCAAGTACCGCGAATGAGGCGGCTGACGCGAGTGCCAGGCTGCCGGCACCGGGGGCTAAGGCAACTTCAGGGAATCGCAGAATAGAAGCCTGCGTGAACCCGACACCCCGCGGAGCGACGTGATCCTTAGCTTGAATTACCGGCTCAGTCCAAAAGAACGGAGGTGCGCCTGCCATGTGTTAATTACCCCTGGCTTCCGACAATACCGCGTTGTTCGACGGCATCGTACATGATACGAAACTCGGTTTCGTGGACCATGCCTTTACGATCCTCGTCGTAATGTGCTTCCTGCTCGTCCCATTTGACGGAGGCGAAGAGTGCATGTGCATCGGTTCCGAGTTCGCCCTTGCCGGCGGTAACGAACCACGGGTACGGGCCGCCGAACGGCGCCGTGATGTACTTGACCGCGAGCGGATCGACCACTCCGGCGACCGGGTTGACGTCATTTTGCGACGTTCCGGGATAGTAGAACGATTGGAGGGTCTGGGTCGCCTGTTTGCGAAGATACGTCGGGAACACGAGTTTCCGCGGCGTTTTCGAGGTCAGGAGGACACCACGATCATCCGGCATGATTGCCATGAGGTCGATCGCCGCTTGCAAGGCGTCAACCGAGAGGCCGACGTTGAGCAAGAGATTCGAGAACGTTACTGCAGGGTTAGCCGCGCAGGGGATGTTCGCCGAAATCAACGGGAGACCATTGACCGCGAGCGGAACAGCGGGATTGAAGGCAAAGTTGAGAATCGACCAGATCAAGAACTCCTTGGTTTGATCGCTTGAGTAGCGCAGCAAGCCTGGGAGTTTCGGGATCAGCGACTTCGGATCTTCGCGCATCGCTTCTTTCGAAACGAAGTAGCGCAGGGCGTACGTGGTCCATGCGAAGGACGAACGTGCCGCCTCGCGCGCCACATCGACGGCCGGAAGCGCGCCTTCCGTGCGTTCTTGCAGAACGCCGAAGCCAGCGATGGAAAGTACGGTCGCGAACGAGCGATCTTCCGGGAAGTCCCAGTCATTGAAAAGCTCAGGGTAGACCACGGGCTCCATCGGAGTCGAGTTCGAGTAGAGCTTCATTACGATGGAGGAGTTCGCCTGGAAGAACTCCCGCGTGGTCATGGTATTGGTTGCCATCTGTCTGCTTTTCTAACCTTTACTCTTACTCGCCCTGCGTTGCTTGCAAGGCTGCCGGGAGGAACTCAACCAGGACGCGCGCACCGAGGTCTCCGGCGAAACCGGAACCCCCGCCGAACGGACCATTAGGGGCGAACGGTTTCGCAAAAATGCGACCGATCAAGTGCGATGCGGTCGGATCGGCAATGTAGTATCCCGTGGTGGCATCTACTGCCAGGCCGACGAGAGTGCCGAGGTTCGCCTGCTGCGCGCCGCCCGTGATCCAGCCCGTGGTGGGCGTGAGGCTCATCTCGACGCCGATATTCGGGCCGAGAGTCGCGACGATAGTTTGCGCCGGAGACGGGGAAACGAGGCCGCCAAGGCCGACGTTCGACGCGCCGAGGACGTTTTGAATGTTTTGAGCGGCCGGAGGAGGAGCTTGTCCGCCCCAGTTTGCGTTCGAGTCGTGCTCAGCAATACCGAGAACAAGCGTCGGATTGGGGCCCGAGGAGGCAATAGTGCCCGCGGTCTCAGTCACGAAATCGGCATCGTTAATGTGCGAGGCAGGGGTGTAGTTCTCGTGCGGGACGCCGGTCCCCAAGGCCGAGTTTCGAATCAGAGGTGCGCGCGGGGGTAAAAGCATCGTTAAGTGTCCTCGGAGGGGCAGTACTTAACCCTTACTATACCCCTTTCGGACAGTTGCGTCAACTTGTCAAGTGATCCTGGTCACATTATCGGCCAAAGGATCCGCCAAAATAAAGACCCTGCACTTCGCTAGCAACGCATGTGCAGGGCCTATTGCCGCTATTTTCCACCGTTTACCACGGCAATTCTTATAGGGAGAACGTCCCGTCGCTAGTAGTAACGTCTGCTTCCACGGACACAACGCCGTTCGAGACCATGGAGACGTTATTCTGGAGTGTCTTGAACCCTAGGTGACCGTGAAGTTGGAGAGCTGCCGCCGCTTCGCGATCTTTGTAGAGCCGCTTCACGAACTTGGGAGCGATCTCGACAAGAACGTGGTTCATCAACTGTACGCCCTCACTGCCGAGCATCTTGCACGTTATCACTGACGCTTCACAGTCCTCGCGTAGCTCGTCCGGAGACACCAGGCGGTATGCTTTGGAGCGTAGACGTCCGGCAATGTGCGCGTCATCTTTGACCGGCCAGCCGTATTCTGCGCCTGCCAGTGGCTCTTTCACGAGAGTGGCGCCGTTCGGGAACATGTCCACGGCTTTGCGGCGAACGTAGTCGTGATCGACAAACGTGGACATCGGAAGCCGGAGCCCCGGCTTGATCGTGATGTACGTCTCTTCGAGAGTCTTTGCGCCCTCGGCCTGATTCTCTTCGTTCCGTACTGCCTGAGCAGCTAGGTTGTCGGCCGCTGCAGCCTTCTCGGAGTAGTCGTGGGACAAGACCTTGCCCGCGTTGTTGGGAGCTTTTGGACGTGGCATTAGCTAGCTTCCGCTTCCGACGCCGCCGCGGCAGCATCTTTATCGCTCATCCCATATTGACGAGCTAGAGCGATGACATTTTGCTGGTTCTTCGAGAGTTTGCGGGCCTTGCTGACACCGCCAGTAGCTGATCCGCCGCCGTAGCTAGGAGCCGCGGGAATGTTGTTCGGTTTCTTACGAAGCGACTCGCCGACCGCCATGTTGTAGACGTTATCGAGCTGCTTGCGGATCTGGTCTGCCGGTACGTTTGCCAGGGCGGCAGGCGTCAGTTCGCCGATGAGGCGATCGAACGTCTCTTCGGCCTGAGGGAACAGCGCGTCCGTGGACATAGCCTGCTTGTAGTTGTCGATCGCGGCACGAGTCGCTGTCTCATTGACCGGCGCAACCATCGCGCGAGCCTTCTGCTCGGCGATCTTGTCAACTGTCTTCAGAAGGTTCAGGCCGAACTGACCAGGGTTGTCGGCGAACTCCTTGTTCAGTGTAGCGATTATCTGCTGTTCGTCAGCAGCGACCGGTATAACCGGACGCGGCGCCAACACGGGGGCCGGCGGCGGTTGATTCTTGACCTGATTCTCTAACTCTTCAACGCGCTTACGTGTCGCTTGCCACTCCTCGGGAGTGGGGCCTGCCGGAATAAGGGCCGCGGCTGCTGCAGGATCAGGCTCTGCGGCACGAGGGATAAGGACACCGCTGTCGTCAAACTCGAAGTCGTCGTCATTAAAATCCATCTGGTAAGTCAAACTCCTGTATTATCGCGTCCGGCATCGGCAGATTCTTGTCCACCTTGCGGTACATCGCAGTTATCGTGTGCTTCAGAACCTGGAACTTCGCGAAGGCCGCTGCATATCCTGCAGAGTCTCTGTGGTCGGTGTGTAGTAACGAGCGGCGCAGCGTTCGGATCGTGGGGACGAGTTCGTCTGTAAAAATCGTCGCCCATGATGCAGAGCTAAGCGCCTCCCTGAGGCTTGGCCGGTCCACTGGGTACCCCCTTCGGGCCGATCTTAGAGTGACTCATCAGTTGTAGGAGCATTTGCTGCTGTTGCTGTTGTTCCTGCGCCTTAGCTTGCTCCTCGAAGTGCTCGACGCCTTCTTCCATAGTACCAATGATCGCAGTGACTTCAGGTATGTCAAAGGTCTCAAGTACCATACGGCTAATGGTCCACATGTGCTGTGGGTTGCCCTTAACAAAGGCACTGAGCGTCGGACTCTGGTCAATGAGGCGAACCAGGAGGAGAATGTCCTGCCGGCGGGACTCCTTGTCGAGAGGTCCTCCCTGCCCAACTACGCCGAACGTGAAGTCGAGAAAGAACAGCTCTTTCGGGATAATCATCTTCCGCGGATTGCCGCCTGAGTTGGCAACCACTTCCATTTGATCGGGCCCGTACTTGATATTCAGCCCGTGCGAGTACTCGACCATAGCGCGTGCCCAGAAGCGTATGCGCTGTAAAGACATGTTGGTTTGCATCTGCTGGATAGCCGATATACTCTGTGCAGCTCGTGCCGAAACGCGGCCTCCAGATTGTGCGGATGCAGCCAGGGAACTGGCCTGGGGTGCTCCAGTGACTTTCGCAGCGTATTGAAGTAGGCGGCTCTCTTCTTGGTCCGCCGACGGAGGAGGGTCGCCGAGCTTGACGAAGCCGACATCTTGTGGTCCATTTGGTACAATCCACTCTTTCTGCGGCCCCTGCCGGCGCGTTTCGTCGTCTGTACGGACATTCTCTGTCTTGTAACGATCCGGATTAAGGCACATGTCGAGCCATTGCAGGCGCGCGTTGTGAATCGAGTCAACCTCGTCCTGTATGGGTTTCAGCCGTTCCGGAAAGCCAATACCATAGAAACGGTTTGGACGGGCTATAAGTGAAAGGGCTTTGAACGGCCGTCCCCCCGGATACTCGAATGGTGCGAACCCAATCAGCCGTCTTGAACGGTCCTGTACCCATAGAATGTTCTCCTCCGGGATGCCGTCACCATCAAGGTCAAGAAGATTCGTGTGGATGCGCCACACCTGCGTCGGTCCGATCGCCATTGTCATGCCTACCGGCGGCGCGATGGATGTATCGACTACATTGATTCGTCCAGCCATCGTGTAAGTGGCGTTGCCTTGCCTATCCCACGACTGGTCACCTTGAGCAGAGTTCGAGTACGCGACGACCATATCGACGCGCTCTTTAGGAAACACGCCAGCGGCCTGCATAGCGCGCATGTCATGCTCAGACATGTAGAGCTTACGAGCTACGAGGTCGGCTTTTTCGATTGATGGTGCATGTGCTGGGTAGAGTACAAAGTCACGCAGCTCGACAGCATTCCAGCGGACGCCCGTGAAGTCAACGTACTTGACCCACTTTTTAGCCTTGTGTACTTGGCCGGTAGCTTCGTCAGTCTCATCTACAACGACCAGCTCGGAGTGCGTGCTGGTGTCCCATATCACTTCGCCGATGCAGGTACCGTTGAGGATGCTGAGCATGATCGCATCGTCGATGGCCTGGTCCCAGCCATTATCGTGGACCTTGTTGCAGTACCACTCCTCAACCAGGTGGGAGTACTGGGCGGCCTGGGGATCGTTACCGCGTACCGTGAACAGTCTGTCCTGCAGGATTGTGGCCGTAAGGCGGGCGCGCAACTCGTCGCACTCGGCGGCGACGATCGGGGACACAAAGTTCGAAGACTCCGGATACGGATTATCGCGCTCTTCGACCGCCATCTCGTACATGGAGTCCCAGAGGTCTAAAGCAGCGTCGAGCCCGGAGCGATTCCCGAGCCCGAGTTCTACAAGCTGCATAGCCGTCTCGCCGACAGTATCCCACTGGTCAGACGAAAGCTCCGGCATCGGGAGCCGGATGTCGGCCTCAGGCTGCTGGGTCTTGGTCGCGGCCCGCCTTTTCATGTCTTAGGCGTGGCAACCGTTGCGGCACTTAACCGACCGCTGAGCAGATGCAGGGGCCGCAGCCGCAGCCGGCTTAGGGGCCGCAGTCGGCACATTTGGCTTCAGCGCATTCATTGACGGAATGCCCGGCATAACGCCGCTATTTTGCGGCTTTCCGAACGTTACGGGTTGGGCTTTTGACGTTGGGTTTTGCATTTTTACGAGTCCTTCACGATCTTACGCTTGACGGGCTTTGAGTCATAGGCCGAGGACGGACCGTGCCCGTAGTCATGCGCGATCCGCTTACCTTGAACCTTGAGCTTAGCCTCGATCAGGTCAGCATGTGCACGATGCTTCTCGGCCATACCTTTGTGATGTTCGTACTTCGCAAGCATGTGCGCGTCCGGATTAGGAGCTGCTTTCTTTTCGGCCTTCTTTGCGGCAGCCATATTAAACCCCTTGTCCAATCGACGGGAACACGCTCACGATGTTGGCCTGAAGCTCGGCCATAGTGCGGAGCAGGTGTAGCTCGTGAGCCGAATAAACTTTCCGTGGATCTTTCTTGCCTACCCGGAAAATCGCCTCATTTAATATTGGCGTGACAATCGAAAATGACCAACGAGCATACTTTTCCGCGGCGGTTGGGCTGGGGTCGTCCTGCGACATATAGGATAGAGAGACTTGATAAAGACAAGCCGCTTCAAAAAACAGGTTAATCCGACTTTTAAGTGGCGTGCTCGCGGTTTTCGACGCCTTATCGTACTCAGATGCCGCCTTATCGCACAGCGGAATTGCCTTCTCGTAGTCGTGCTGCGCGTACGCGTCGTCACATCGCGCGTCAGTCGGCGCAGTATGAATGCGGCCTGGATCGGGCGCCGAGGCCCCCGCCAGGGGGAGTACGGCCGCCAAGAGAACGATACGGAACAGCTTTGACATCTATTTAATCTCCGCGGCGACGGTCAGTGCGGGCAGCTCGCTCTCGGTCGTAACCAGGAAGACCTTTGAATATCCGCACATGGGGGACTCTTGATCCGTGCTATGCCGATCGAGCCCCTGGCAGAATATCTGGATACCCGAGCCGCGGATGACCTCCATGCTCAGCGTGTGCTGCTCGCACTGTGGACATGCGGTGCGAAACAACACCGATATGTCCGAAGTCATCCGGTTTGTAATGACTTCGATCGCGTCTTCAGAAGCAGTCGTTTTTGACTTTTTCATTTAATCGCCTAGAAGATCGCGTAGCTAAAGTGACCAGCTACTTGAATAGCCGTTCCGGTAGTGATAAGGCACAGATCAGCTCCGGTTGGCACCGTGATAACTTCTCCAAGGCCGGAACCTTCAGAGTAAATACCGCCTATAGTCGCGGTTCCGGAGTTTGGGAGTGGTCCCGTAAAACTAGACGTTATGGTCGTACAGCCGCCACTTCCGTAGCTGATCTGAGCAGTAGTACCGGCATTGCCGACACTTAGTAGATACGAGCAGACACGAATCTTCATACCGGCGGTTCCGGCCCGGAGAGTGGTAGTCGTTGCCGAGCCGACATTGACAGGGATCGAATTATCACACTGTGTTAAAACCGTCGAGCCGCCGGAGTTCTGAGCTATGTTGAAGCTCGGAGAGGCGCCAAGTGTGACCGGAATTGGCGTGCCTGCGGAGTTGCCTTGCACCGTGATGACCGACACCGCGGACCCCGAGCCCGCAGCAGCAACTGCCGGGAAACCTGTACCGGCGTTAGCTGTTACCGTGCCTGACACGGGCTGTGTCGCAGGGAAGTTGCTGACCGCAACTGTACCGCCGACTGTGAAAGTACCGGAGCCGGACACGATCCACGGTGACGTTGACTGCGTGACAGCGACAGTGCCCGCCACTGCAGAGACAGCAACCGAAGTTGTCGGCGGGGGCGTCGTCACTACCCAGGGAGACGTGCCCTGATTTGAGGTAACGGTACCGCTTACAGGCTGTGTCGCGGGAAAGTTTGAAACAGAAACGCTTCCCGACACCGGGACAGGAACGCCGCCCGTAGTACCCTGGATTCCTTGGACAAGTCCACTCGCGGTTGTTCCAATTGCGGTAGCGGCGCCGAGCGTGGCACCACCGAGCTGAAGCTGGTTAACATTCTGTACTCCTGACGGTGTAACAGTGACAATGCCACTTACTGGGACTGGGACTCCTGAAACTGAGCCTTGGATAGTTGTAAGACTAGCTCCTGACGTTCCCGCGGCTGTAGCAGACGGGAAGCCCGTACCAGCGTTCGCCGTAACGGTGCCTGAAACTGGCTGGGTAGCCGGAAAGTTGTTAACATTTACACCTGCTGGTATGGACGATACCCACGGAGAGGTAACCTGAGTGACGCCGATCGAGGCCGGGAAAGTCACGGTCGTAGCGATCGGAATACCGCCAGTGACGCCTTGGACACCAAGAATGTTTCCGGCTGCGCTAGTTCCGGCCGGGGTCGCAGCACCGAGAATAGCTCCGCCGATCTGCGTTATATCGACATTGTTTCCGCCGGTTCCGGTAGCGCCAAAGCCAATACCGGCGCCACAGGCGAAGTAAACCGATCCGCCCGCTCCGGCAATAAGATGGGCACGAGCATTCGCGTACGCGGCAACAGCGGATGTCCCTACACCCGGCAAAGTTAGGGACAGAGACGCAATACCGTTAGGAGGTACAACAAGAAGAGGCGTCCACACGATGCCGTCTTGTGATACTTCGACCGCAACAGTTCCACTTCCGGAGGAAGAAGAGACGGTGCACGATGACTGCCCGATCAAGTTCAGGATGTAAATGTATGGCGATCCGCCGGATACAGTAACTGCTCCAGAGTTTATGTACGGGACATCAGCAAATGCGGGAACGGCGCTGAGCATTGCCGCCGCGCACGTAATCAGAGCGATGAGTGGGCGGAAATGCTTCACGGTTAACCCTTTTTGTGTTTTTTGAGCGGCTTATTCTTGGGAATCGCTAGTGCGCCCGGCTTTTCCGGTTTCATTGTCTCGGCGTCGCCCTTCTTCATAAAGGCTTTTTTCTTTGCCTTCATGGAGTGACGCTTGTCGGCCTCTTTGTCGGCAAAGCGCGGCTTACCTTCTGACCGCTTCTTCATGTCTTCGAGCTTGATGACCTTGCGGCCCTCGCCGCCGGGCGCGCTACCCTTCGCCATTATTTGGACTTCTTGTGGCTCGGAAGCGCGAACGAGGTCTGCGTCTTGACGTCGGTCAGGGCTATGCCGCCAAAGACATTCTTACTTTTGCCTTTAGCTTTGCCTTTACCGCCAGATGGCGTTTGACGTGTCAATTTGGCTATTTCGGCCGCGGTCGTCGCGGGGGTGACGGACTCACCCTTCGGCATCCCGCATTTAGCGCGGAACGCGCGGACATCGAGGTCCGGATGAGAATAGGTCGAGCGGTTATGCATCTCAGGCATGGAATACTCCTAGGTGTACCTCAGTATACCAGACAGGTCACTTTCGCGCTAGCCACTTGTTACAGAACCGGCTGACCGGAGGTTCCATAAGCTCCTTAAGTTTTCCAGGCAGGCGGCCGTGATCCTTCTGGAAGCGCGCTATGTCCGGGTCAATCGGGTTATCCGCCCCGGCAATCGTTTTGGTGTCGCCGTTGGCGGGCTTGGCAATATCCATATGCTGGACCAGAGAGTCAAGAATGTCAAAATGATCCTCGGTAAAGTTTGCATTATAGTCTTCAAACTGTTTCTTAAACTCCAGTTGATCGGGCAAGAGATGGATCTCGCCGTTGTCCCACTTCGGCTGTAACAGCTCAATACGAGCTGCTTTTGGCACGCCGCCGGTGGAATACTCGACCAACTCACAATACAGGCGCCGCTTCTTAAGCTCAATCGCCAAAAGGTGAAGCCACAGGAGCTGGCTCTGGACATCCTCACATGAGAGCCTGCTGATCCGGTAACGGGCGATAACGGAGCACACATGGTCCACGACCATCGCCGGGGTACCCTTGATGCCGACGGCATGAAGCACCCACCAGTGGTCGTCCGGATCTGTCCCGACAACCGTGATACCGTGCCGATTCGATCGTTTGGACGCGCGCACGCCCGCGGGGTCCCAGGCGCCAGTGACGAAGACCGGAGCCTGCAGATCATCCGACCGGATGATACCGTTCTTTTTCGTGCCCGCGGTATAGAAGTTGAACGGCTCAATATGAGCGTCGATGTTCGTGAACGTCCGGTCCTCGTCCGCGATCGGCTGATTTAGAAAGTTCGCTGCAAAGAGAGTCGCATTACGACGACGCTTCTTTTCCAAAAAGTCTTCGGTCAGGCGCTCCGGAAAGTAGAGGCCGCCGTCGGGAAGATAGCACGAGCGATTGAGGATGCACCACTCAGGCTCAAGCCCCGACCGCTTACGGTCAGCCTCCGAGGCGATGATGCGGCCGTAGGCGTCGTCCCAGTGCCAGCGGGTACCGATCACAACGAGGGTACCGTTAGGCTCCAGGATCGACGTCAGGTTGAAGATATGCTCGTAGACCTTATCGCGCCCATCGCGCGTACGACAGTTAATGTCGTTCACTAAGTCGTCAGCGACGATCAACTCAAAGTGAGAGCCGACCATTGAACGATCGACGCCGCCGGTGGCAATCGACGCGTCCTTGTTACCTTCGGTGCGCGCCGTGATGACGATCTGGTCGTTCGACCAGATATCTTCCCGGAAGTCAGGACGCCACTCGCCGACTACATCGCGGAGCTTCGTGTTGTTCTCGGCCTGCCACTTGATACCGTACAGGCGCTTCTTTGATGTCTTGTGATCCGCGGCGTCAATGAGCGATCGCAGGTTAGGGTTCTCTTTCAGGGCCAGGGTGATGAGGTCTTCACAACCGAGCGTCGTCTTGAAGCAGTCGCGCGGCACGAGAAGCATGTAGAGCTTCTGGCCGCCGTCCTTGAACTTGAAGTCGCCGCAAGAGTTTTGGAGGAACTGCGTCATCTCCGCGTGCGGCTGCGGGCGCATCAAATTGCGGCCCATGATGTCACGGGACCAACGATACAACTTGTTTAACGGAGGAGTGGGCGCTGCCTCGATATATTCCAGCGGGCCGATCGCGTCGGCGAGGTCGCCGAAATCCATACTATTTTTTCGCGGACAGGAGGCAAAAGTTCAGATAGCTTTGAAAAACATCACTGGCGTAGTTGCCATGCTCGGTCACGGTATCAACCTGCTGACCAGAGAGGACGGCCGCTTTTACCGCGGGCTCCCCCGCATTATAACCTGCTGCGACCCCTTTAAGTATCTGTCCGGCAGCGCACTGCCCATATAGGCTCGGAGCACTCGCGCGTAACTCTTCCATCTGTCCGACCAAGGGAGTAAGGAACTCCACGACTGCACACGCCAAATTATCCGGTACAGATTGTAACAGATATTTTCGCCCGCTCTCGCCTTTGAAAGTCGGTCGGCTAATGTCGGCCCAGTTGACGTCGTAGGTGATTTGGCAAGGGCCCACGCCACAACCTGGTCCAGGTACCGCCCCCTCTTCAAGGATGTTTCGGCCGCCACTCTCGCGTTTAACGATTGCTGCAAGGAAGCAAGGCGGGATGCTTGTTCCTGAGCACGCTTCATTGATCTGGTCGGCAAGGGGTCCTACCTCTGGATCGGCTGCTGCCGAGAACGAAACAAAGTTCACGGGCTACTTTTTCTTGGCGTACGGGTCTATTGTACCGTTGGCGCCACCAGCGAAGTTTGATAGGAAGGAGGAAACCGCTTTGGTGTCGCTCCCGTCGGCAGACATCCGTTTCTTCGCGGACGCTTTCCGGGCCTGCGCGATCGCATCGGCATCTTTGCCGAAGTCAACGTCCGACTTCTTCGCCATTATTTCGGAACCAAGTTCTTCGACAGGCCGACAGCTTGGGCCGTTGAGGCGACCGAATTGACAGCCGGGAGGACCGAACTGGAGAGCAGCGTCTGGAAGTGTCCGACCGCAACGAGCGCGGCGCCGAGAGTCACCTGAGTTTTAGGCGACAGAAGCGGGAGCACGAACGGGGCGTACTGTGACGCGATCGCAAGACCTGCGCCGATGTACGTTACCGCGGTACCGATGTACGCTGATGCTTTGGTTGCAAGAGAGGAAATGAAACCCATTTTATGTATCCTTAAGGAAGCGGGGGAGGCCAGCCTGTCTACCTCAATGATAGCATCAGAGCTGCACGGGCACAATGGCTGGGTCAAATACCGCCTCGATATTCTCAACTTCCATCAGCGAGAGCGGCAGTTCGGGGCCGCACCACGCGGGGTCGATCGAAACGTCCTCGCCGGCCAGCTCCTCGGAGAAGCGCGAGTAGACGATCATGGTACCTGGACGACACAGCGGATAGCGCCGAAGCGTTTCACGCGGTATCGCCAGGATCCAGCCCCAGATGCGCGGCCACTTGTCGTTCTTAACGATATAGAGTCCGCCGGGGGTACGGCCTTCAGGGGAGTGCGACCTTAGTACTACCAAGCCTTCTCGCAGTCGTTTGACGCGATGGATCTTTGAATGAGCCGGCATACCGCCCCACACGGCGATGTCGTCGGTTAATTCTCGGCCGCTTCTGCTCGTGTCAGTTTCAGTCACTGGAATCCCCTCTCGGGAACAACCCGGTTTGATGCTGTGGCTCCACGGGCGCTCTCAAAAGCCGTTCATGCGCCTTCGTCGTCTTCGGAGTGATGTCCTCTTTTGTACTCGCGCGGATTTTGTCCATGAAGTCCTTCGGTCCTTTGACTGGCGGCGCCTTGCGCGCGTCACGTAACTCTTGAGAAAGATGTGACATCCCGTACATGAAGAGCACCGTATACATTGTCGTGATTGACACGCCGGCTAAGCAGGCAAGTTTGGTCGCCTGTGCGTGCAACTCGCCGGGCATCTTCATCATAAACATGTACGTCTCGTTGGGGTGATCTTCAGCCCACTTCGCTATCGCTTGCTGCTTCGCCATCCACGGACCGCGCGTCTTTGGACGGAAGGGTGCATACAGGCGGACCATAGCTCCGAAACGAGAAATCTCCGAAAGAGATTCGGGGCGCATCGCACCAGTGGCGAAAGCCCTTTTCAAAAAGCCTCGCCCATCTGGAATAAGCACTGGTCCGTTGCGTCCCGCCGGTATGTGCGCCTTCATATGTTTCGCCCACGGTCCGGCTCCTCCTCGAATGATACGACCGCACCCGCGAAAATCGCAGGCACGGTCCGGTCTATAATGTACGCCGCACTTGCATGTCTCAGGCGGGTGGGGACAACCGCGCATCAGTATACGTCGCCATTGCGCTCAATAGCCTTATCCTCGTACGGCCGCACAACTCGAAAGTAGAACTCCTGCTTAGCGCAATCGAGCACTCCGACAACATCATTCAGAGTCGTGTAACTTTTACCGATGTGCTTCAGATAGATTTGGCACAGCCTCGTAACGCAAAAATTGAGCTGCCCGGGGCTCAACGGAATCACGCCGCACAGAAGCTGATCTAAGTGAGCCTTCTCAAACTTTTTTAAGTAAGGCATTATGCGGGCCCGACCAAAGTTAGTACATAGGTTTGCAAGGCCAGGGCTACCAAATTACTACGGGATCGACGTTGTTTTTGAGCCTGCCCATCAAGCATATCAACTAAGTGCTTCGGTAATCGTATAGAAATGGTCTGCGTTTCTTCGTGTTTCACGGTAGTATGATCCTTGACGGTTCTTTTGACAGGCTGCCTGATAACTTAGCAACACACGCAGGCGGCTTCCGAGGCACATGCAAGTGACCGTCCTCACACACGTACATGCGCTGCGCGATGATGACGCCGATCGCTAACTCTTCAAGCGGATTGCCCGCCGACAAAGTTTCTGGGCGCTCCTCGACTACTTCATTTTCCACGGCACGCCATCACAATGACAACAAACATGTAGCCGTACACCAGGAACATGCCGAGTGTTATCGAGCCGGTAATCAGTGTGTGGTAATTATATGGCGTCACAGTCCGGACTCCCTCAGCATCATAGTACTAGCAACTGTGCAGAGATACATGGCACCCGGTATGCCGCCCGTAACGCAGCGCACAACGTAGGGACGCCCTAGGTCAGTGTTCTGTGGATCTTTCTCTAGCGATATGATTACGATGTCGCACGGGTCTTGCAGGGTCTGCAAGTGCTTAATCAACTGTTGGCGAGTCTTTATCTCGCGCATCTGATCGTCAAGACTCATTATACTAGCTTCGCTGGACGGCCTTCAGTGCGGCGCCAAGTGTCTGAAGATGAGAAGCGTATCAGTCCGCCGAAAACTATGTCGCGTATACGTTGCAAGTTTTCCGGCGTCGCCTCAGCGCGAATAGCGTAAGATCTATACGGAAGCACTTCAAACTCATTGTTCAGATCAGGCTTCAGTATCTCGACGTACGATCTATCCTGACAGTTTAGAGCGTCGATCGGGCCGTCCTTTTGTAACAAGGCCAAGACGTCACTCGGTCCAGCAATACGAATCTCGTACTCCATCCACGTTTTACCGTCGTGGGCTTTCTTAGCTTCATCCGGTGTATAGTGACATCCGCCGCCCGTCTGCAAGCAGTCGCAGGTTGCAGCGTTAGTCCAGACGCGACTCTCCTCCCATTTACGAATGAACCGCGGATCGAACGGCGCCCGAATCCTAGCAAGCTCTGCAGCGTAGTCCATCAGTCGGCCACAACGCAGTACACGTCGCACTCCCTAACGATCAACACAGTGACGCCCTCATATTTAATCTCTGAGCCGGCGTACTTTGAGTAAATCACTTTGTCGCCGGGCTGGAGAGCGATACGCGTGAGCGTCCCGTACGCGTTGACCTTGCCTGGGCCAACGCTGAGGACCGTACCCTCGACCGCCTCCTCTTTCTCGACAGACTCCGGGAGGTGGATGCCGCTCGGGCGAACCAGAGAAAGTTCGGACGGCTTGATTACGAGCCTATCGGACTGAGGGTAAAGAGGCATGTTAATTCTCCTTAACTTTCGGGTGGTACTCTTCGACGTGCCGGAGGCCGTCATCGACCAGGATAGCGATCGTTGTCGGGATAGTCTGCTTCATCTCAAACGCGAGCTGCTTGACCTTCGCGTGGACCTCTTTTCGGAGGGTAATGAAGCGCGACACGGAGCCCTCGGGAGCGAGCGGTTTGGAGGGGTGCGGAGGTAGTCCATTCATGTGCCTCAGTATACACGTATCACATTGTATTAGCAAGCGTTGCTTTGTGGGCCCTTGTACTGTACTATTCGGACATGACAACGAAGCTAGGGCGTATCACGATGCGCGGCGGACCGCGGAACCGGGTCAAGATTGACGACCCCAGTCCGAAGGCCGAGAGCATCCTGATTAGTAACGTGTTGACCGGCGAGAGCTGGCGCTACAAGATCAACGCCGAGCGGACCGAGGCCGTCTATACGGTGCCGGAGCGCGCGACGGTGTACGTAGGCGACCAGGCGATCGATGGCATGAACACAGACGATGACGAGGGGCCGGACGACTTACTCGGGCCGGCCGACTTCGAAGACACAGACTACTGCCTGGGCACCGAGGGCCCAGACTACTACGACGAGGAAGAGTGAAGCTATGAGCTGGCCCGTACAGGTCCTGTCCGCCGTCGATACCATCTGCTCGACCCTAATCAAGATCAAGCAGTACGAGTACAGCAGCCCCTACAGCAACGGCGCCCTTCAGGCGGCTGAGCAGATCGTGCTGCACAATGCGCCGCACACTGACCGGGCCGTCGTAGAGGCCGCTAACGAGTACCTCGTACACGCCTTCGCTCAGGCTAGGAAGCTCGACCTCAAGAAGGCCGTTGAGGCGACCCTGCCGGACTACCGCCGATGAGCGACTCTCGGGCTATCCGTGCCATTCTGATCGAGATGACCAAACACGAACGCATACCCCGGAAGCTGCTGCCGTACATACTACGACTAGCCCAAGCTGCCGGCCTGGAGGTAGTCCGATGACTGACGAACATAAGCTCCAGATGATTAAGTCTGCCTGCGCTACATACCGCGCCCACCGGGGCGACATCGGAGACCTGCGCGGCACTATCGTAGCTAATGACCAAGGCATGAAGTACGCTGAAGCGGCAGCCACGGGGGAGGTCGCGATCGACGTTATTGAAGGTATTCTTAACTATGACTAGTCTGCCGCAGCAGCCCTATAGCATCCACCAGCTCCGGTCCGCGGCTCAGGAGCTTCAGTACGCGGCCGACGAGAACGAGTACGGCGTGTCCGAGCGTGACGCCCTGTTCGGCCTGTGTGCCGCCATGTACTCTCTGAACCTTCTTACCGAGGCCCAGGTCACTCGGGTGCAGCACGTCTGGGAGCGTGGCGAGAAGCTGACGCAGGCCCGGCGGCGCAGGGAGACGCGTGAGCGCCATGAGGCGTGGCGCCTGACCGCCACACCCTCGGAGATACACCTCCGTCAGAACCTGGCGAACTGTGCCGGCATGACGCGGGACCTCTTGGAGTGGAGCCTGCTCAATCAAGCATTCGGACCGGTAGGAGAAGCCAGTGAACAAGTTTGAAGAGACCCTCGTCCGCTCCCACGAGCACTACCTGACACAGTGCGCCGATACCCCGCTGACGCCTGAAAATGAGTCTGTGCGCATGCACTACCGCGCTACGGCCGATGTCTTTGAGTTCGTATCAGGTGACAGTTTGTACACACGACGTCACACTTCTTAATCTCCTCGGCGATAGCCTTGAAGGTCTTCCGCATGTTCGAGCTAAGTACAAATAGCTTCTGCGTCCCCGGCCGATGATCGAACTGCATGGCAAAGTACGGGTACGTACCGCCACAGTCTGCACACGGCTTGTTCTTATGCTCGCGCACATAGTCCCGCTTCCCGCGATACGTCTGCTTCGACCGCACCAATTCACACGACTTACAGCGGTTCCCATACCCGTACTTCTTCGAGCGATCCTTGTGAAACTCTGTTATTGGCAAGTACAGCTTACAGCCCTTGCAGAACAGCTCCGGCATCTCCATGTGTCACCTCTTTCTGCCGTAATTATACCCCACATCGACTGCAGAGTCAATCCACCCATCTCATATTGACGCACGGCAACCCCCCCATATCCCCCCACGTTTTTCTTCCACCCGGTACCCCCTTAGGTCAAGGGAATCGGTTGGACATTGTGACGCAGATCACTTGACATGCGGATGAATCATACTCTTCGACGGATGTCAACTTGACAAATGGTCTCGCGATTCGTTGTAAAGATAAGGTTATGAAAGCTGCCGATGCGTCGGCGACAGAGAACCGTATGCGTGTGAGTACTTGCACACTTACTTATGCTCAGGTTGAGCACTGCTACCACACCAAACTATATTTCATTTGGTCTTAATGCCTTACGTATTTCCTATGCGTGCACGTACTTGCATCGACAGAGGTCTTATGCTCAATTTGAGTCTAAGTGACGTGTGATCCGAATCACTGGACAGGACGAGTAGGCTATGGGATAATCGTTGCGAGGGGAACTTCGCCCGTGCGCTACAGTATTCTGTGGACGAACCTGGAGTGAGGTGCGGCGCCTGAAAGCCGATGCTAGACATGACCGCTAGAGTTTACTCGGCGGTCCTCTGTCATTTATGGGGCCCTTAATGCCGCGAAAGCGGCGGAGTATGGCGAGAAGTGATCTGAATCACTGGTACTGAATGATTGGGCTATGGCATACTGCTTGTGGAGGTGTGAACATGATCATTGAAGTAACGCAGGAACACATTGACAAGGCGCTAGCGTACAATCGTATAAGGGCTGCATACGCCCATGAGACTGACCTTGACACCCCGAAGGAGTTGTGGACTTCGTTCAGTTGTCCGATAGCCTTGGCGGCCACGGACGCGTCTGGTAAGGCGGCACAGGTGGACGGCAGTACCGTGTCCTTCAACATTATTGACAATCGCAAGCTCCCGGAAGAGGCGCAGGCATTTGTGTCGGCGTTCGATTTAGGCGAGACCGTTGAACCGTTCTCGTTTGAACTTGTGATGTAAATCGCTCGACAAGCCGAAAACGGTGTGTCATACTGAGAATATGCGGACTGCGTACCTGCAGGGTCCCTAGCGTATCCCTCTTCGGGGGTCGCCCGGACCTCTAACAGGCTAGCGAGCATGGCGAGCGGCCGTAAAGCGCCGATGGTTCGTGACATCGTAAAACCGCACGAAGAAAGGACCTGTCCCCCGCAAGGGTAAGCTCAGGTCCTTTTTGTTTTCTTAATGCTGCGAACTCGGAGCTGTGATACAAATCACTTCCATCTGCGAACTAGGTGCGGTAAGATAGTGACATCGAACAGGTCGGTCGAGGGCAGATAATCCGAGGGCCACAGAAACGGACGAGACTTCGGTCTCCGAGGCAGTCTCAGGTCTAGTCGGTGAAGCGGCTGCGAGTGAAGGCTTGTTTGGTGGGTTACCGAACCTGAAGTAATCGGCGTAACCGCAACGTATCGCGGCGTCGCTGGCGACGTAGATACCAGACAGAGGGACACTCGAAAGGGTGTCTCTTTCGTTTAGTGTGATGCTTGTCACTGGACCCCGCGAACTAGAAGAAGTACACTTGTTATGAGGTGTTGACATGGAAGATTCATACAACCAGCTAACGATCGCAGTGGGCGCCATAGTGCTTGTTCTTTTATCGGTGACAGTCTACGGGATAGCCGGGTTACACTAGTGGACGAGTTACTTACGGCCGCACTTAGCGCGGTACAGGCGGTGCACGTTGACCCACAGGACCGGCGCGCCAAAGACAACGTGGGACAACTCAGGCGGGCGCTATTCGCTCTTAACTTAGCACTAGACACTCTGAACCTTGAACGTGTGAGCTGAGTCACTTGTCCGCACCGCGAACTAGATGATATGATAATCCTGCCCGAAGTTGACATATGCCAGGCGGACCGGACGCTATGGTAGGGATGCTCTAGTAAGGCGGCGGTACGCGGCGCCTACGCGATACCGGATGAGGAACCGATAGCAGCCTCCGTTGGGCGGTATACGTAAAAAACCGTCGGCGGCAGTCACGGTCGAAAGCGTGAACGCGTCGGATAGTGATGAGACCGACACAGAGGACACACTTTTGCGAGAGGGTGTGCTTTTCTGTTTTCTTCAATCTGCGAACTAGGTGTGATGACGATCACTGGCATAATGTTTGGCCGGTGTAGTAAAGTTAGTACATGAGTACAACAAAAGCGGACAGTCTTACAAAATGGATCACGCCGGACTGTTATTTCGGGCATAATCCGGTCGGCGACTACGTGGTAGCGTCGAAGCACCGTAATTCGTACATTTTGGATGAGAGTAATTTCGCGATAACCGAGCAACGTATCGACGAGGCGCTCGGCGAGAATACGCACGACGCGGATGACGAGGCGTGGTGCTATTCGTTCACTGCGAACCATTGGGCGGTTGGCTGGGTGGAGTATCTCATTCTGCGTGCCGATGCGCCACAGGCGGCAATCGACGAGGCGCGAAAGATTGCGTGCGAGTTGGAGGATTATCCTGTTCTTAGTGACGATGATTATTCAACGCGGGAATGGGAGGCGGCCGAAAAGTCTTGGGCCGAATCGTCCTTACGTGATCGGATTTACGAGTGTGCGCGCAACGGTGTGAGCATATTCGCGGCACGCCGGGACGAGATACCGCAAGGCGGCAGTGGCGAGATAATCGGACACCTTTCGGGGGAGATACGATGAAACTTGATAACCTGACGCCGACCGAACTAGCCTGCTATGAAGATTGGAACGGGTCCGATCACATGGGCGGGGACTGCGACACGCAGGGCTATGCGTGGGCGGCATGGGACGGCGGAATGCACGAGGACGAACCGCCGATCATGATCATAGAGGATGAATATGGGTTTGTAACCGCACGAACATTCACGGCCGACGAGAGCGAAGAGTACTGGCAGTTGGTGGCGCAGTATAAGCACGACGACGAGACGGCGGCCGAATGGGGGGCCATGGCGTGGAATTATCCAGGCTAAGGCGAGTTTACTTCTGGGAACGACATTTGAATGTGTTCGCATGGGCCGGCGCCGGTTGGCATTATACCAGGGTGTACTTGATCGGGTACGTGGAGCGTAACCGCAAGACCGTTACGCAACAGGGGTACTACGCTAGCAAGAAGAAAGCAAAGCGGGCGGTCGCTTACTACAATCGCAAGGAGGCAGAGTTATGTCAGACGAAGTTGTAACCTCAGACCTTTCAAGGTTTGGTTCGCGCGAGCTAAAAATGTTAGAAAAGCTGCTTCGCGCCTGGCGCGAGCACGGGCTGCCGGAGGACTTCTATAACGACGAAGTTGTGCCGGCGATGAACATGAATAGTGGCTACGTGTTCTTAACGAACAGTGATTATCAAGTTGCGCTTATGAACGGCGACAAGCTGGAGTCCTTCTATTCGTGCCCGGAATGTGGACACGAAGGCTTCAAAGAGGATATGCAACACGACGGAAGTTCACACTGTCGGCGCTACATGCGCGACATCGGTATGGCAGACGTAACAGAAGGCGAAGTGGAGGTAATTTGCGATGAATGTTAGTGAAACGAGGATGCGGGACCTGCGGCAGTTTCTCGCGCGCGACGTAATGAAGGAGATTGAACACTTGCCGATCTACGATCCGTTCTCGCGCGGACTAACGGCCGGGATGGATATAGCAAACCGATCGGCCGTGATTCTATTCGATGCTTTTTTCCCCGAACTAAAACCGGAGGTATCCAACGATGTTACGTAGCGGATCGCAAGTACGCCACAGGTTCCAACCGGAAATAGGTACCGGCACAGTTATACGGCTATGGGCCGCCCAATCGCTCCTCCTTGTCATGTTCGATAGGGACGAGCTGCCTCGCGAAGTTACTCTCGTCGAAATTGAGGCTATCTGACTATGAAGCAAGCTGAACTTAAGCAGATACTTGACGCGCACGCCGAATGGTTACAAGATAATTCAAAAGGCCAACGTGCGGACCTTTCGCGTGCGAACCTTTTGCGTGCGGACCTTTCGGGTGCGAACCTTTCGGGTGCTAACCTTTCGGGTGCGGACCTTACGGGTGCGTACCTTTCGGGTGCGTACCTTTCGCGTGCGGACCTTACGGGTGCGGACCTTACGCGTGCGTACCTTTCGGGTGCGGACCTTACGGGTGCGGACCTTACGCGTGCGAACCTTTTGGGTGCGTACCTTTCGCGTGCGGACCTTTCGGGTGCTAACCTTTCGCGTGCGTACCTTACGGGTGCGGACCTTACGCGTGCGTACCTTTCGCGTGCGAACCTTTCGGGTGCGAACCTTTCGGGTGCTAACCTTTCGGATGCGAACCTTTTGGGTGCGTACCTTTCGCGTGCGAACCTTTCGCCACATTCTCTGGTGCCTGAAGAGGGCGAGTTCATAGCATTTAAGAAGCTGAAGGATGGTAAAGTTGCAAAGCTTTTGATACCGGCCTATGCAAAGCGCGTATCGTCATTAGTTGGACGCAAATGTCGCGCGTCACATGCACTTGTTCTCGAAATAACATATAATGGCGTGCCGTACCCAGACGGCGAAGGCGTAAGCTCGCACAACTATAGGTTCAAGTACAAAGTCGGCGAAACAGTCCGTGCCAATCTTAACGACGATATTCGTGTCGAATGCGCGTCCGGGATACACTTCTTCATTACTCGTAAGGAGGCGGAAAACTACTAATGCGAAAAGAATCCAAACGGTGCCCGTTCGATGCAATGTGGCACCCTCAGTTACTACGCGATCTGAAGCGCGAGCGAGTTATGCTTACAGCCGCCCGCGCGGCCGACAGGAACCGAGCTGGAAATAATGAACTAGCGACAAATGATCCGGTAAGTGTTCGGATTAACCGTATCGCACAATTTGAAAGGAAGCACGCATAATGCCGCCTAAACCAAACAAAATGCAAGCTCGGCGCGATGAACTCATAAAGCACGGCAAACACTGCGTGCGTGATTTTGACCTTGCTTCGTTTATTTATGGCTGGTCACAGGCACTATCCCTCGCACGAGAACACGGGCATGAATTGCCGCGCGAAATGTGCAACGCTGTTTGCAAAACACGCAGTATACGACACGGAGTTCAGCGATTTAACTGTATTAAGGTCAAAAACCACGTAGACGAGCACGAGTTTCGGACTAAACGAGGATCTTCATTCGCAATAGTCGATGAGGAATAGTCTGTGCCCAACGTACCAAAAGAAGTGCTCGCGTTAGCGGCACCTCTCTTTCCTCTGAAGCCGAACAGTAAGCAACCGAAGGACGGCGGTCACGGGCACTTAGAGGCTAAGCCCCGTACCGCCGATGATGGTTGGCGTGCCGACGGCGAGAACTATGGCATTGCTATGGCGCCGCGCTTTCTTGTGGTCGATTTTGACCGCGAGGACACCGCGCAATGGAAGGACAAGCTGCCGCCCACATGGCGCGTCAAAACACGCAAGGGCGAGCATTGGATGTACACTGTGCCCGACGGCTTCAAAGGCAGTGTCGGGAAGTTTCCATCAGGCGATCTCAAATATAACGGTTACGTCGTCGGACCAGGATCCGAAGTAGAGGGACATACCTATGAACTTACGGCGCAAATCGAACCCGTGGGGGCTCCAGAGTGGCTCCTTCGTTACTGCAGCGGTAGCGAGACATCTTCGCAGAGAGAAGAGCCGACAACGCAAGGAGCTGATTGCATTATCGATGGAGCTGGGCGTGACAATTTCCTCGCAGGACTGGCTGGCTTTGGACGACGCAGGGGACTCTCAGAGACAGGCTTACGTCGATTACTTGCGGGCGCTATCGAGCGCGGCGTCGTCGAAGCAGGCGATAATCCCAAGACCGCCGCGGACGTCCGACGAATAGCCAGGAGCGCGGTCAAGTGGGAGCCGGTCCAAGAAGAGGGTAGCACGTACCGTGACGGCCTGGTTTTCGCCGATCACATAGAACTTGTCGGCCCGCCGGTTCGTTGGTGGCTGCACGGCTTCGTGCCCCGTGGTGAGCTTGTGATGATGTATGGCAAGGGCGGCATAGGCAAGAGCACGTTCGCGAGCTGGCTAGCGGCCGAAGTAACAAAAAAAGATGGCAATTTTCTTACAATCGGCGTTGAGGAGCCGTTCGAGCGATTCGCGTGGCGCGCGATCCTTGGCGGTGCTGTTCGTGCCCAACTTGGCGGAATGCGGAATGCTTCGCGCATCAAGCTGCCTGACGATGCAGATGCCCTGGCCGAGATCATTAAGGAGTCTAACATAGATTTCATCTATTTTGACTCGATATATTCTCACATGGGCGGCACGGACGGCCAAAACTCGGCAGAGCGCGCGCGTCTATGTCTTGGCAAGCTAGCCGAGCTGGCTCAGCAAACTGGGACGACTATCTTGGCAAACTTCCATGAGAACAAGGGCGGTCAGTACCTCGGGTCGGTTGAAATGGTCAACGTGGCCCGTTGCGTCCTCAAGGCGAGCCGGGAGCACGGCAAGCCACTAATGATTGAGACTGGCACCGCGGAGGCTAAGAGCAACCTTACAGCGCCCGAATACAGGCTAGCGTTCGGAGGTACTGTCCGGCAGCTCGCTGATAGCGAGACAGGAGAAGTACAGCTCGAAGAGGATGAGTTCGGCAAGCTGCGGCCAATGGAGATGCTGATTGCCGAGCGGCTCGAAAATGTGATGGTAGGTACGATTAGTATGGACGAGTTGGACGAAGAGCCGGAGCAAGAGGTAGCACAACGCAAGCATCTGGACAGGCTATAGGCTTTTGATATAGCCTAGTCCGGTATGTGTCTATAAGACAATGTGCAGGATATAACATTCTTAAGGGGTAAAAAGGTGGTTCCAAAACTTATAATGCACGCAAGTATAGTCATTAAAGCTATAAAAAACAGTAACGATATTCCGGCAGCCCGTCGGTATGCTACATTCTTTGAGAATCAGGCGAAGAAACTTCGCTCATGGGCCGGAGAGTCGAACCGAACACGTATAGCGGCCCGCCCTCTAGAGGACAGAATTAATGCCGCACGCGCTGCTCTGGATCAAGACCCTGATATAACGTGCCGTAAGTTAGCTCAAGATGCGGATATAGCTCTTGTGACAGCCGCCAAGTATAAACGCATTTATCGCCTACGCCGTGGTTTACCGGCCAGTAAACTCGGGCGTCCTGCAAACAAGCTTGCCCCCAAAGCTGAAGTAGAGTGCTATTAGACTTCGGTTAACACAGAATGCGGTATAATCGGACGACCGCGCGGCCGTCCTCAGAAAGGCTCAACTAATGCCGGGTAACCATCCAAGCGTACCTTCAGTCGATATCCTTGCACTATTTGTCAAGTGCGGTTCATACGCTGCGCTTGCCGCGCATCTGAATATCACGGTACAGGCCGCCGAGAGCCGGGTACAGCGCGCAAAGAAAGCCGTTGCCAAGCTGCCAATTACGGAGTCGGCGCGACAGGACCGCCTGAATCGTGTTGCTGAGCTACTGCAGGCTGCCCGCGTCGATCCTGACACCGTTCACAAGATAAAGAGCGTTCGGCTGTCAACGTGGGGCGTAGCCGCAAAGAACGCCGACGGCGAGATTGAGACTACCGCGCTGCACTCGACCAGTGTGGACATTATCCCCGAGGGCGCCGAGCCTGAGCTGTATACGTTGCGGCCGGCTGAAACCGGGCCGATTCAATTTTTACCGCCGGCCCCAATTTACACGGACGGCATGGAGCGTGGCGTCATCATTTCTGATGCTCAGGTCGGCTTCCTGCGCGACCAGGATACCGGAGAATTGGAGCCTATACACGACCCGCAAGCAATGGACGTCTGTCTCCAGGTTATCGAAGCTATTAGACCAGATTGGGTCATCTGTATCGGCGACTTTATTGACTGGCCGACTTTCAGCCGTTACGAACAGCACAAAGAGTTCGTCGAGACGACCCAGCCTGCGATTGACTGGGGGCACCGCTGGCTGGGTAAGGTACGATCCATCATCGGACCAGACGCCAAGTTCATAATGATCGGCTCGAACCATCAGCTTCGAATCGAGCGCATGATTAACGAGAAAGTGCCCGGCATGGCAGGAATTAAGCGCGCTAACGAAAACCCTGCCGAATGGGCGGTGTGTTCTGAGCCGTATCTGCTACGATACAACGAATTAGGCATCACGTATTCGGGTCAGTTCCCCGGTGGCGAGTACTGGATCACGGACAACCTGCTTGCAATACACGCACCGCCGAAAGTAAAGGAGTTTCATGGATCGGTCATTCATGGGCATACTCACCACATCACTCAAACGACACAAGTATCACATACTCGATCTGCTCGACAGAATCACTGGACATACGATGTCGGATGTCTCTGTCGGACGGGCTCGACGACGAATCCAAAACGGCGGCTTAGAACGATTACTCCGTCGGATCGTGGACGCACGGATTGGGCACAAGGAGTCGCAGTAGTTACGATTCCAAAAAGCAATCGTAACGTACACCAGCTCGACCAGATTCACATTGTTGAAGGAGTAGCTATTTATGAAGGCAGGTTGTACCAGGGGCGCAATGACTGACCAGAAAACAGTATACATTGCTGGGCCAATGACAGGCTACAGAGACTTTAACTTTCCAGCATTTGATAATGCGGCTGAATATTTGCGGGACATAAATCTGCGGGTCATCAGTCCGGCGGACCACGATCGCGCGATGGGTATTAACGCGGCAAATCCGCCATCGGCGGAGCAACTCAAGTCAGCCATCATGTGGGACCTTGAGCAAGTATCCAACGTTGATATAGTATTCTTTTTGATCGGTTGGGAAAATAGTAAGGGAGCGCGCGCAGAACACGCGCTTGCAGTCTTTCTTGGAAAGGGTCTTATGTATGAGTGATACAGAAGTCGGCCGCAAAGATGACGGCGGCAAGCCGCGCATTGATCTTGTAGACCCGTCACTGTTGCCGGCGGTCGGATCAATCCTTGCGTTTGGCGCGAGTAAGTACGGAGATAGAAATTGGGAGAAGGGCATTGCATACGGGCGCGTGTTCGCAGCAATGCAGCGGCATTTGTGGGCTTGGTGGAGTGGTCAGGACATGGACGAGGAGAGTGGACTCTCACACCTAGCCCACGGACTTTGCAATTTGATGTTTCTCATTGCATTCAGTCGGCGGCCGGTAGAGTTCCGTAAGCAGTTTGATGATCGCCCGTGGAAGCGCGATGCTTGAAGCCTTATACCCCTGGCAAAAAAAAGAAGTGGAAGAGCATGCATTTGACACTAAAAGGGCTTTATTCTGCGATCCGCGCCTGGGAAAGACCCTCGCCGCCTCAGAATCTCTTAGTAAGGTATCTCACAGTACCTCCCGGGTCCTTGTGGTTTGTCCTCTCGTCGTATCCGGCATGTGGGCCCGGCATCTCGCCGAACGTGGAACATGCGGCGAAATACGGGTCATCAACTTTGACCGACTCTCTGGACAGCTCGCAGCTCTGAAGAAGTGGGGACCGACACATGTCATCGTTGACGAATCGCACTACATCAAAGGAGTTAGTTCGCAACGAGGTCGGGCGGTTCGTGCAATCTGTCGATCGGCTGCGTGGGTTAGGTTACTCACGGGAACACCTGCACCAAATAATTACGGAGACCTATGGGGACAACTTGCAGCATTGGACGAGGATGTCTGGGGTCGCTACTTCAAGTCCTTCCGAGAACGATACCTGATCTGCGATCCAATTTTCCCGACGCGTGTTCTCGGACATCAAAACGTCGATGAACTTATGGAACGCCTCAAACCGTACGTGACATGGGTCAAGCGGTCGGACGTATTTGGCCCCGATCGTTGGCAGGAGAGCATCTGCGATGTACCGCTCGGCAAGGAAGCCGGGAAACTGTACTACCAGCTCGCGAAGGCATGGATCGCTGAGGACCCCGGTATCACGGCAACACACACGTTGTCGCGCATGACGAAGCTGCGCCAGTGTACGACTGGCGTAGTGATCGCGGACGATAAGCAGTCACACATAATAGACACCGGCAAGCTGAAGGCGGTGATGCGCGACGTGCTCGACATCCGCGGCATCGGCGAGAAGTGCGTGATCTTCTACCAGTACGCAGGTGAGGGCGCCGAGTACCTGAAGGCGCTGGAAGCATTACGCCCCGGCGTGCCGCATGGCGTGATCCGAGGCGACACGCCGCTTGCAGAACGGGATCGACTAGTCGAACGGTCGGCTGCACCGGGCCCGTTCGCGCTGCTCGTGCAGATGAAGGCTGGCGGCATCGGTATCACGTTACGTCACATTCAGCACGCACTGGTGCCTACGTTAACATTCAGTTACGCTGAATATAAGCAGGCTATTGATAGAATCTACTCACCTGACGAGTCTCGTAGCGTGACGCACTATATGTCACCCGGTACGATCGACGAGTTTCTTATGAATACACTGCGGCGCAAAGAGGAAGTAAACAATGTTTTACAGAGAGCATCCATCGCATCAATTGCCTTCGGAGTATGATCCAGCAATCGCGATGGAAAATCAGAGGGCCGTTGAATCAAATAACTCGTATTTATGCAACGAGTCTAGTTATACACAAGATGATGACCCGGAGGAGTTCGAGCCGGACGAAGACGACGAGTACGGCGACAGCGTACCGTTCGACGTTCCGCCGCTGACCGGCGGTCCGGGGACGGTGTACGGATGAAACTAGCAAAAGCGGCAGTCTTAGATTTTATCGACGCAGCCATCGAGAAGCTGCGCGCGTCACATGTAAAACAGCAGCAAGAAGCTGTTGCACAATATGACAAACGCGAGCTGGAACTAAACACGAAATGGGATCGCTTTCTTGCAGTCGCGACAGCAGCTCGTAAGAAAGGGTCGCCGATCACGAATACGATGATAAAAATGCTCGGTACCGGCGACTACTTTTACCTGAGTAGTCTGGCTAGCGAAAAACCGTCTTCGGATCCGTTCAAAGTACCGGATGATCTAGCTGGCATGAAGGCTCTAGTATCCGTCGTAATAGAGGATCAAGTAGATATAAAGACTCTCAGTAGTGCCGATTTACGCGACATATTCAAGAAATACAGTCGCTAATGGCTGAGTGTTCCCTGTGTCCGTTGCATCTGACGGCCGCAAGTGTCTGCATACCGGGCCGTGGTCCGAGCCCTGCGAGCGTGTTAGTCGTCGGCTCGAACCCGATCGGCTCAGACGATACGCTAGGCGCCTGCTTCACAGGCAAGCACGGGCGCCTGCTGGACGAGCTGCTTACACAGAGTGGCTTCGATCCGAGCAACGTGAGGATCACGAATGCCGTGCGCTGTCAGACAGCCGACAAACTGAAGCCGATGCCGGAGTCTGTCAACGCCTGCCGACCATACTTGAGGGATGAGATTCATGCAGTTCAACCTAAGATCATTATTGCGCTCGGTGACACGGCACTTCAATCTTTATGCAAGACAAGCGGAGTTTCCGTCAAGCGCGGCACGCGGATGCTACTGCACGACGACTTCGGGTTTCAGTGCGAAGTCTGGCCGACTTATGATCCGGGTCACGTACTACGACTCCCGAACGCGCGAGCGGTTGTTCTCGCGGATCTACGAAGAGCACGCGACTCAGCAATCCCCGAAGACGACGTAAGATGGGAGTGGTGGGACCCGAGCAAACCTATACCAGGGAGATTCATAGCTTACGACATCGAAACTGACTATAAAGGAGATAACCGTGTTACTCAAGCTGCTGTCAGTGATGGGCATTCCGCTCTCGTATGTGCCGAAGAGTTTCTTGAAGAGTTTCAACGATCCTTGCAGGGGCGTGCATTGGTGGGGCATAACTCTTGGGCGTTCGACGATCCGCGTACCGGCCTCGTTTCCAGCTTTGACACTATGGCTATGGCCTACCTTTGTGACGAGACTCAGCCTCTTGGTCTTGAGCCTCTTTGTGTTCGGTACCTTGGCGTACGCGGTTGGAAAGACGCTAAGGACGCCGAACTCGGCTCCGACGCTTTCGCCGCTTACAATGCACGAGATGCGATCTATACTCACCAACTCCGTGAGAAACTTGCGGCCAATCTCGGGCCCCGTATCCGTCTTACCGATCACCTCCACGCCGCATATCTCGCCCTGGCAGACTGTACTGCCCGTGGTGTCTGGGTCGATTCGAAAGCCGTAGCAAAAGCGCGCGAAATGTTCGACGCCGCCGCGGCGGAAGCGCGCAAGAAGATGCCCGAGTTTTACCGCATGACGCAGCTCAACAAAAAGGGCGAAGTCATCGACAAACCGATCCCATTCAACCCGCAGTCGAATCACCACATCGCCGACTGGCTGACCGAACAGGGGTTCCACCTGCCAAGTACGGCAACCGGAACAGCCAGTACGGCAGCCGCTACAATCGCTGCACTACCACAGACCGGCAGCGTGCTCGCGCTGACAGAATACAGAAAGGCGAAGAAGGCGATCAATGCGTTTGTCAAACCGTACGAAGAGTTTGCTTCAACAGGAGACGGACGGGTTCACCCTACTTATACCGTGCTACGTACCTCGACGGGTCGCACATCCGCTCGCAATCCTAATATCCAACAGATACCCAGAGATCCGGTATTACGCAAAATGCTTTCGGCATCGCCGGGGCGAGTGCTCGTGTCCGCCGATTACGGCGCGATTGAGTTTCGTGTTGCGGCCTGGTGTGCCCAGGAGTCCAGTATTATCGCACGATACAACGAAAACGCCGAGTGGGACCCCCACCGTTGGTTCGCAGCGTTGGTGTATTCCAAGCCTGAGTCCGAAATAACGAAAGAGGAGAGGCAGATCGCGAAATCCGCGAACTTCGGACTACTCTATATGGCGCAGGCGCCGACATTGCAAGAGTATGTTCTCAAGACGACCGGCATTCATCTGTCGATGAGCCAGTGCGGGGAGATCCGGCGCCTGTGGCACGAGACGTTCCCCGGCTTCCGCGGATGGTACAAGCGCGTCAACATGTTCATGCGTGAGCATGGGTACGTCGAGAATGCGATCGGCAGGCGCCGTCACTTCGCGAACTTCAACGAGCTGTGCCACAAGCCGCAGGGAGAGCTTGTACGTCACGCGCGTCAGACAGAGGAGGGTACTCTGATCGCGGAGTCGCAGATGCGGAGCTACGCCGGCGACCTGACCAATGCCATGTGGCGCGAAGCGGTCAACTTCCAGGTTCAGAGTTTCGCAGCCGACATAGCCCTGGCAGCACTGGACGAGTGTCACTTTAACGATATGCCGATCTGCGCGTTCATTCACGACGACATTAAGTTCGAGTTCGAGTGGGATGAGTGGAACAATAATCAGACCGTTTTAGAGTTTACAATACGCCGCTGTATGATAGAATCAGCACTAAGCAATCTAAAGCAGAACTTCGGAGTCACCTTCGACGTACCGCTTACCGTGGAGATTAAAGACAATGTTACCTCCAAGCTCACCGCCGCCCATTAGCTCGCCCAGCCCGTTGCCGACGTCATCAGTGCCGTTCAAGCCTCTGATATGCGAAGGCAACCCGATCGACTTCGGTGGCGGACGAGCAGCGATCTATTTCGTGTGTCACTCCAAGGACGGTAAGATCTACACCGGGCAGATTCCGCTCGGCGAGGTTCGTCGCTAGTGCTGTACCTGTCGAGTACGTCTTTGCATACCTGGATGCGGTGCAGGAAACAGTACGAGCTGTCGTTTATACGCGGACTGGAGCCCAAGGTTAAGCCCGAGGCTATGGGTAAGGGCTCGTCGTTTCACAAGTGCGCAGAGGCATACTTCAAAGGCGAACGCGCGACCGACGAGCCGTTGCTGCCGGTATGGGAGGCGTTTATGCTGCATAATAAATTGCCGCTGGATGTCATCTCTGCGGAGTTGCCTTACTGGTGCGACCTTATACCCGGAGTACGCCTTCGAATCACGCCAGACCTTGTGTACCGCTCCGGTGACTGGATCGTATGCCGCGACTGGAAGACATTTTCTAAGGACGGTGAGTGGGACGTCGATCTGGACTTTCAGGGACGCCTCTACACGGCGCTCCTCCGGCAGCACTTCAAAACCGAGAAGGTCCGCTTTGAGTATGTGAAGGTTCGCTCAGAGCTGGGCCGCGATCTAAAGAAAGGCTACGTTGCATGGACGAACGCCGAGCGTTACCCGGAGCCGGACGAGCTGATACCGTCGAAAGCTGAGTGCGATATTCTGCTCGCAGAGGCTCAGTATGCAGCCAGTGAGATACTGCAACTTCGGCTCACGGCGGGCTCTGTGGCATACTATCGCTCGCCACAACGGGGCTTCGACATGAACTCATGCGATCGGTGTCTCGTCAAAGAGGCGTGCAAGAAGGATCTGACCGGAGAGCTTGACGAACAAACGATAAGTCTGCTCTACAACATCCGCGAACCACTGAAAGAGATCGTATGATTTACCTCCTGGATGGTGACCTTTCCGGTATCGACTCGGTGCAGCACCTGATCGAGGCGAATAAGATCACCCGTATGCCCTGTCGCACATACACCGAGTTCGTCCGACATACAAAGCACCTTGCCGAAATAGTCACGCCTGCTGACCTTGTGATCGTCGATACCGTGTCGAAGCTCGCCGAGACGCTGCGCGACGACATCCTGCACGGCGAGGACCAAGACGACAGCCTGGCCGCGATCAGCAAGGAGATCAAGGGCGAAACGTACGGCCGCAACGCCTACCAGGGGGCGCAGCGCAAGTTCATGCGTCAACTTAAGAACATACACCGCGCCGGAGATGGCGCCCGGGTAATTACCGTATTCCACGAAACAGACCAGAAGGACCCCTACGATGTTATGCAAACAAAGCGCGCGCCATCGGTCAATCCAGCGTTTTATGAAAGCATTACAGCACAGTCATCTGATATCTTTCGACTGTACGTTACGGCCGAAGACATCCTCGACCAAAAGACCGGAACAGTAAAGTTTCCACGGCGCACACGTTTCCTGCAACTGCAGGACGACGAGCACGCCCTGGCAAAGTATCACGTACGTCGTGATATCGCGGATAAGTTGCCTCGGCGACTTCCGAACCCGACCCTGCCGAAGCTGTGGAAGATACTCGGCAAACAGTCAGCGTGGTTGACCGTGTACGGCCCTCCGGGAGCCGGGAAGACCACGTTGGTATGCAGTGAAGTTGAAGAAAGCGAGAAAAAATAACAATGGCAGTAGCAGAAGATCTTAACCTTATGGATCTCGCCGATCTTGATGACATCGGCGACTTCAAGCCCCTTCCGCCCGTCGGTAAGTACGTTGTTCGGCTGACGGAGGCAGTAGGTAAACTTAGCAAAAAAGGCAAGCCTCAAGTAGAGTGCCTGTTCGAGATTCAAGACGGACCACACGCAGGCGATGAGCTGAAGGCATGGTACGGTGTCGATGTCGCGACGTACACGCGCAAAGACGGCTCAGAGGGTAAACGATCGTTTGGTATCTCGAAGATCCGCCGACTGCTCGAAGCGGCCGGTGAGCCTATCCCGGATCAAGGTCAGATCCCAACCGGCACACTCAAAGCGGCGCAAGTCATTGCTGCGAAGATCATCAAGAAAAAGCTCACCGGTAAGAAGCTCGAAATCGAGAGCAAAGACGAGCCTATGTTCGATGGCAAGGGTTCGGCTCGTACGCCGAAGTTGAACGCTGAAGGTAAGCCGGAAGTGTTTCGCTCGTTCATCCCCCTCGGTTTGGCAACCGGCGGCGCTGCGCTGGCCGTTGATGAAGACGAATACGCGGACGACGCAGCATGACCGAGGCACAGTTAGTAACAAAGATCCTGGGGGCCCTTAACGGGGTCCCTGAGACCTTCGCTTTCAAAGTTGTGGCGGCTCCGTATGCGCGTAAGGGTATCTCCGACATTATTGGCTGTCACAGAGGAAGCTTCTTTGCATTCGAGGTAAAGTTGCCCGGCAAAGAAAAAACTCTTACGATACCGCAAGAGAACTTTCTGGCGGCTGTACTCGCGGTCGGTGGCACCGCCCACACAGTTACATCGGTCGAACAGGCGCTTACATACCTGAGTGCGATAACAGCGTACGAACGGCAGGTGTCAGCAATCCTAAACGCTCTAAGATACCGCCCAACGCCGCAAACGCCAGAATGCGACCGGCCCATAGGCCCACACGATTGATCTTGTGAATGGATGACCTTATCAGGAGATTTGTCTCCTGAGTAGTCTTCAATAGTCCGGGCACAGTCGTATTAGTGGCTGGATCGTAATAGCCCATTAGAATCCTCTCGTGCTGCGCGACGTCAGCCCTCGTTTTACGGTCTACGAAATGCAGCATTTTCGTCTTCCTTAGTTTGTGATTTTGACTCTGGACGATTGTAGCGCGCCGTCGTAAAGAACTTCATCATCGCTTCTGCCAGTTTATCGGACAGGGACGACTTCTCGTACGCCTTCTGGCCCTTCGCGTTGCTTGTCTCCATGCCGCGACCGAGAGCGATGTCGCCAAACTCGCGCGCTATACCGTACGGCGGATAGATCGCCTGCGTGAAGCCGTCGAGCATCTCGGACAGCCCCGGATGATCCATCGAATACGCCATCTGAGCGATCGAGCCGAAGATACCGGCACGCGACGGGCTGATGGCGTACTTGAGCGGATTCTTAGCCATAGAGGCGAGGTCACCGGCCGGTCCGCCGATGTCTAGCTTGTTAGCGTTCTTGTCGGTACGGTTGCGCTGAATGTCTTCTTGCACGCGATACACCGTCTCCAAGCGACCCGGATGTTGTGTCAGCGCCTTAGCACCAGCCTTCGGGATGATACCAAGACCGAACGATACGAACGGTCCGCCGAGCGCCATAAAGGTCTGCACGAAGGCGTTGTGGTTGCGATAGTCGCCTGCGGCGTCGTTGACAAGGTGGCCCTTGAGCAGCTCATCGGCCGCGCTCTTCGACGGCCCGAGGCGCTTGTCCAGGGTCTCCAGCAGGCCAGCGCGCCAGCTCTGCTCGACGTGCTGCGCGTGGCGGTTGAGTGCCGACGCCGGGCCGGTAACGTCATGTGTGTACGAGGCCGCCGCACCGATGTCATTCATGCGTTTGACGAGAGCCGGATCCAGGCCGTGTACCGTATGCGCTAGTCCGCGCATGAAGGCTAATGGGCCTCCATTCAGGTACGTCAGCATACCGACGTTCCACAGAGCATGGGGATACGGTATGAGTTGCACAGCCTGCTTGCCGAGGTACCGCGTGATGCCGAGCACTTTATTGAGCCGCGGGTCCATTTGCACAGCAGCCTCCGGCTGATGCGGCACCTTGTCCCAGCTCGCTTGCACTCCCGGCTTGAAGTGTAGAGTCTGTTTAGACCTGTCAGCGATAGCTTTCTCCGTGATTTTCTTACGGAGGTCTCCGAAGAACGTAGCACGTTGCTCCGGGGACATGGCAGGGATGTTAACGGCTCGTGGACGCCCGATCATTGGTGCATAGTGATTCGTGTAACGATCGACGGACTTCTGCGTGTCCTTGACAATCTCGCGGTCTTCGTGCGACCATCGGGCAGCTTTACCGGCCTCCGAGTTCTCTATCGCGAACCGGCGCATCTTATTTTCTTTGTCGAGATACGGGTCAAGGTCCGGCCGTGTCTTGAACAGCCACTGCATGCCGTCTTTGATGTCGGTCAGCTCCTTACTCATGGCCGGCAGATGTGCAAACGCCTGCCCGATTCCGGCAGCCTTCGCTGCCCCGTGCATAGCACGCAGTCCGACACCGATACCTTCACCAAGTTTGCCGACTGGCAGAAAGTTCAGCGGGTCCGTTGATGACTCAACCGTGAAGTCCTCGCCGCCGCCAATGAGCGCCTTAAGGTGTTTCTGGATGGGTTTCGGCGCATAATGTTCGATGAACATGTTGACCTGCTCGTGCGACGGCATATGCGCGTCCTGTTCTAGATTAGCGTCAAGCTCCTTTTGCGCGGCAGCGGACGGGTTCCAGGCGTACTTTTTGACTTCCGCGACGGCATCGCCAAACGACTTGTTGCGCTGCATGGCGTCAATGAAGCCGGCGGTACCACGCTCGGCCGTTCCGAGAGCCTCGAACGGGTGCGTTCGGATAAAGTTGAGCGCGTTGACGGCCTTGGCCTCGGCTCGTGCTAGCGGGTGCCCGGCGGGGAGCGTGCTTGCAGCAATTTGACCGGGGGTGCGACCCTTCGCGTACTGATCGGCGACCTTAGTCGCAACTTTAGTGAACCCGGGGGGCGGCGCCGGTATCGTACCGGCTTCGACAGGCTTCTCGCCTTGTGATTTTAGGCGGCTGTAATCCCCCAGGACGTTCCCGACGTACTTCTGCGTCTCTTCATATGGAGGAACGCCTCCATACTGCTGTACGGCCCCAGGGCCGGCGTTATACGCGGCCAGGACGAGCCGGTTGTCGCCCTTGAACTGCTTGGAGAGCTGAGCCAGGTACTTAGTGCCGGCGGCAATGTTTGCTTCGGGGCTTGTGATGTCAGCGTTCGGGCCCATGAGACTATGGAACGTCGCTGGCTCAATCTGCATCAAGCCGTGGGCGCCAGTGGAGGAGGTTGCATTTGGATCGGCCGACGCATCCTCGCGGCCCATGACCGCACGCACGAGTGCCGGATCGACTCCGTTCGCCTGTGCGTACTTAAGAACTAACGGCATCAAGTTGTTCGGTGTAGCGCCGCCCCCCCCACTGGCCTGCGCATATCCGGCGGGCGGAGGAGGAATGTCCGAACCCCCGCCACCAGAATAACCTGAGGGCGGGGGAGGAGGAGCACTGCTGCTTCCGCTGTAGCCTGCGGGCGGCGGCGGGATCGGCACTACACGGCCTTACCGGATTTATCGCGCCAGGCGCCGTTGTAATACTTCACCGTGCCGGATGGGCCAGTGGAAGAGGGCGCGTTTGCGGGGGCGCCCTTGAAACTGCCGCCTCCGACGTTCGTAACAGTGACATCGCTCGCACCGGAACCGGCCTTGAGCGACTGTGAGTAGCCCATGTTCGAGATGAGATAGTTTTGCGCGCTGTCTGCTTCTGGCTGCATTTGGTTGATTTGGTCGTGTAGTGTCGATTGCTGCTGCAGCAGTGTCTGATACTGCGGGTTGTCGTCATCGTGCTGCGGGTCCTGGGCCATCTTCACGACCTGAGCGTCAACCGACGCCATTGTAGCCGATAGCCGCTGATAACCGGTAATGAGTGCCTTCGCGGACTCGACGCCCGCCGTGCCTCCGCGAGGCATCATCTTCTGGGCGGTAATAGAGCGCGACCGTGCCTCACTGGCCCGTGTTTCCGAGTCTTTCGCAACAACTGCAGCCTGCGCGTTAAGCTTATTCGAATAAGCCTGTAACTGCGCGGCTCGGGCTGTATCGACTGTTTTCCGACCGGCCAGCTCGTCGGCCTTCGCGCGTGCGAGTATACCATTCGCCTCCTCACGTTTCGCGGCGACCTCATCGACATTGATATAATGACCAGTCTTCGCCGCAATTTCAGCAATCTTCGCCCTCTGCTCGTCCGTGACGATCGCGGGCGCATTAATCATGTCAGGCGTAACACCAGAATAGACGGACAGAGCAGCTTGGCGTTCTGCGCCCGGCTTTAGGCCCTGAATGCGCGCGAACTCTTTTGGGTTCTTTGTCGCTAAGTCCTCTACAGCCGGTTTAACGATCGACGGATCAAGCGAGCCATCTGGCATGGTTGGTGCTTCGCCGCCTGTGATCGTACGGTACGTGTCCGCGTAGTTTTTTGAGAACTCGGGGTCCTTCGTCCACTTGTCCGGATTTGATTTGAGAATGGTCTGGAGCGCGTTCAGACGCTGAGTAGCCTGATCGTATGACGCCTTCTGCTTTGCCGCGGCGACTTCGGTCTTCTGGCCCTCAAGCGCAAGCTGCTGACTCTCCATTGCTTGCTTGTACTGCGGAATGAGTCCGACTTGACCGAGCGCGCCAAGGATACCGCCCAGACCGCCAATGCCGCTGCCGGGCGCCGGAGCCCCGCCGGGGTAGTTCGGTAACGGAAGTCCAGGAAGTCCAGCCATCTAGTTCACCTTCAAGATCGACGTTGATTCCCACCCAGTAGACGCCATCTTCAGTAAGTCTTTCTTAACTGCCTCATAAGCATCGGTCCGGTACTGGAGGTTTGGTATCCGGAGCTGCTCGTCGAGGTACTCGTATATTTTATCACACATGCGCTTGAGCGAGCGACCGCGCGTGCAGATCACGCCGACGAACCCGTAGGGCTCGGCCGTCTGGAGCCCTTCGGGAGTCAATTTGACTCCCATCATTACGAAAAACTTATCCCATAGGCCGTCCGCACCGTAGATCGGCACGTCCAGACCTGCCTTGAGCTTGTCAACGTCGGCCTCTTCGGCAGGGTACGGCGGCACGGAGACCCGGACGGCCATGTAGCAGTGCGATCGGTTGAAATACTGCAACGTGTCGCCGCCGGTAGCCAGGGCGTGAATGAACTTGCTCAGACTGCGGATGCCCCGCTGGCTTGTCAGCTCGCTGTCGATACCGAGCCGCGGCGTCCACTCCAAGAACCAGGCTCCTCGGTGGTCCACGATCGCGTTGATATCGTACAGACCGGCCGGAGCCCTCAAGCGCATCAGGACGGCTGCCAGCTCGGTGTAGTGGCACTCCTTAGCGATGCGCGGCTCATCATTCTCGTAGAACCAAACGAGATTCAGGGAGCAGCCGGTAGCTGGCCCCTTGTCGTCGTTCATAAACTTCTTGTTTTCGAGCGTGGCCTGAACCGGAGATGCCCAGGTCGTGCCGTTGAACCAGCGGGCAGTGGAGAGCGGGACTCCGGCAATCTTCTCTTGCAGGATGCACGATACGCTGTCGCCCCATGTTCGTTGCGCGTACCCGAGAAACTCGATAACTTCCGCGGACGTCTTGCCGACAAAAGTTGCGTTGGAGCCGAGCTGCCGGTTTGGTTTCCAGGCCCAGCCGCCGTCACCGGCCTCTTGCTTCGGATTGGTCTGCAGGAACGCTATTGCGGCAGCTATAGTGGGAAAAGGCTGTGACGGCGGGAGCTTCATGCCGATCTTTGCGGCGATCTTCTCACCGAACTCACGGTCCTTTTCTAGCCGATCCATGAACGATCCGGAGTTGACTACTCGGCAACCCGAGTTCCGCAGCTCGTCGGCGAGCTTACCGGCACCGCTCTGATCGAAAAAGAAAATAGTGTCGGGTTTCTGCTTACCCCACACTTTCCAGGTCTCGATACTGCCGGTGAGCGGAATCAGACCGCGGCCGACATCCTTAGCTTCCTTGGCTTTGTTGTAGACCAGAACTTCGCAGCCCTCATCTAATAGACGACGAGCCCACGAGATGGCACACTGCCCGCCCTCAGTATAAAATGCAACACGCATTACGCGATTGGTGGCGGCGAGAAGTCAGAGATTTGCCCATATTGCGGGGTACCGCCTGTGGCCGCCGTTGCGAATGACGTATCGTAGCCGCCGGGCGGCGCCGTATACGAAGGCGTAGACGAGCCGCCTCCGTTAAAAGCGTTTAAGAAGCTAGTGATTGAGTTTCCGGCCAGGCTAGACGCATTAGATCCGGCGTTACTTGCGATCGTGCCCTCGTTGGCCGCAAGGTTGTTTCCAGCCGCGACTCCCGGCACAAGTGTGCTGCGCCCCTGATTTAGAAAGTTCATCACTTGATCTATGATGTTCTGCGATGACGTAGACGACGTGCCGATGTTACCGAGCTGCTGCTGATTGACGCCTTGACCGGCTGTCGAGGCCGTGTTTAGGTTGCCCAGCGTGGCCGTGTTAAGGCCGAACGCACTCTGCAGGGCATCCATGATCTGAGACGTTTGCTGCGTATCCAGGTTCTGAGCAGTAGACGCGACACCTTGTGCGCCGGTATTCGCAAACTGTTGAGACTGACCGGCCAGGTTACCCGCGAGGTTGGTTTTCTGTTGTAGCAGCGTATTAAAGTCAGCCTGCTGAGCAGCATTTACATTCTGCCCCGGTTGTGCGTTTGCGGCAGTATTAGCAATGGCCTGATTGTAGCCTTGTTGAAGTTGATCCTGTGCGTTTTGAGCAAACTGCGGATTGATGCCATTTTGCTGCTCGTTGCTGTAAAATGCAGACAAGCCGGGCGTAGCGGCAGCAAGATTGGTTCCACCTGTGTTATTCAGCGTGTTAACGTCACCGGCGCCAATTTGACCAAACGAAGTACCGCTCGGATTTGACGCGTATTGCGTGAGAGCTTGTGTGAGCTGATCCGCATTGATGCCGGTAATCTGTGACAGCATGGCCGGATCAATGCCAGCCTGTTGAAACATGGAGGCTAGGCTGTTCTCCTGCGAACCTGCTCCGCCTGCTGCTGATGTGAGGGCGGAAGACGTCGGCCCAAGGGCCGGACTATACGACTGGTTATATTGATTCAGCAGCGTCTGGAGAGCCTGCATGTCCTGGTTATTAACGGCAGCCTGTGAATTGGCGGCCGTTTGAGCAGCAGCACCCTGCTGAATTGCGCCAACGCCGCTCGCGGTTCCGCCAATGATATCGCCTAGTGACATACTAACTCCCGTGCGGGACGATAGGCATACATTGAATTGTCTCCCGCGTTATACAATTCAAATCCGTGGCGTTCTGCCCACTTAAGCATACGGTAGTTCCAAAGAACAATGCGTCCACAGATCTGCTCCGGCATTTTATTAATAATCTGCGACAACGCGTAAATCGCGCGCTTACCCGCAAATGTAGGCTTACCGTGCCAGTCGGTTTCACAGTAGAAACCGTTAATGAAGAACCTCTTCTCGCTAGTCGCCCGGATTCCGAGTACGCCAATTATGTCTTCCCGGTCCCGAACGCCGATCCATGTAGCAGCATGATTCTCAACTGTGTTCGTCAGGACGCCCCACAGTTGCTCGTTGGCGCGAATAAACGGCTCCGCGGTCGCGTAATCAACAATCGTCAGATGCGGACGCACTAGCGCGGACCTACGCCCAGTTGCTTCAGGAGCTGCTGAAGCTGCCCCGCTGGCTGAGGTTGCTGCTGTGCTTGCCCTTGTGGCTGTTGCTGCTGCTTTTGCGCTTGTGCCTGTTGAAGCATTTGCATGAGCAAGCCCATTAGCGCCTGGGGCGACTGTTGTCCGACCTGGGTCGCGCTGTCGCTTACAGGCGGCGACTGACCGGCTCCGCCCTGCTTGAGAGACGTAAGAAAAGCCAGGAGGGAGGCTGGGTTCATTTGTGCTTGCGGAGCGGGCTGCTGCCCAGGCTGGCCCTGCGGCTGCCCTCCCGGCTGACCTTGGGGTTGACCACCCTGCTGTCCGCCCTGCATTTTTTGCATGAGCATCTGGAGGAGCTGCATGAGTTGGGGCGGCATTTGTCCACCCTGAGGCTGTCCCTGCGTTTGACCCATACCTGCCATCTAGAGTCTCGCCTTTCTCAGCTTCGGAGCCATTTTACCGATGTATCCTTGCCCTGCACCGGCATAACCGTATAAGGACTTCACAATCTTCGAGGGATCGGGAAGTTCCGGAAGCTCACGCGCCCCATACGGGTCCGGCAGGGAGGGTAACAGCGGCATCTTCATCCCACAAGTATAGCATTAAGCGGACGCCAGGTACAGAACCGCCCATACGTAGCCGGACACGATCGCGTCTGTCAAGGTCCCAAAGTTCGTCGCTGAGACGTCAATTACCGCCTGGAACGTCCGGAACTTGCCTGAGCCGAGGAAGGGCCCCGGTAAATAGATGTTGTCAGTCGTGATAGCCTGCGCGTCCGCAGTCACGTTAGCCAGGGTGTCACCGGGGATAGCGAGGCCCTGCACGCCGACGATCATTATGAGGCGGCTGCCGGACAGGATCGAGAGCGGGTCGGTTTGCGTGTTCTGAGCGTTAATCGAACTCGTTGAGTTGTTCCGTACCGGCAGTGCGGGGAATGCGACTGTAACCTCCGCAGTCACGAGCCCCGCGCCATTCAGCGTGAACGAGAACGGCTGGGCATCTACACCAAGCAGATACGTTGGCTGGTCAATCGGCAAATTATATACCGGAAGCGACTGCTGCGGAGCCGCAGGCGTGATGCCCTCTGTCACCGTGTACTGAGGCGACACGAACGCGATGGCTGGGGCGGCTGAGCCTGGAATAGCCATTAGCCTTGTGACACCATTAAACGTTTGACCTTGCCGACGACTCCGACTTTATTGACAATTGTGCGCTGCATTGTAAACAGACGGATAGTCACTTGAACTTCGTTGCCCATGAGAGTCTTCGGTAGCCGTACCAGGTAGCGGTTCGCGCGCGTGAACTGCGTCGGATCGCTGAAGAGACTAACGTCAACATCATAGAACGCTTCTTCATCGCCTGGATTCACAACTACGCGTACCGCGGCCTTCTGACCAGCTTGCGACGGAGCCTCGACGATTACAGCCTCATAGTCCTTGGTGGCCTTTGTATTTGGAGCATCAGTGATGCGTGTCGTCAGGTACGAGTTCATAGTATTGCCGAGATCAAGCGGAGAGTTGAACCACTGATCTATTTCGCCGACCGACTGCGGGTTAGACGCGATGACGTTGACCGGATCTTCCGGGTCAAACAGCACCTGCGTGCAAGACCAGCCAAGACGGAACCACTGGCTTGTACGAGTGTCCCAGAAGTACGTTTTCAGCACGGTCGGGAACGACAGGAAGTACATGTTATCCTGCCAGAAGCCGACACTCTGACTCATGTCGTTATCGTCAAATCCATCAAGCACTGACTTGATGTTGCTCTGCTGGTACTGACCGTCGGATATTTTAACCGGCGTCAGACCGTTATGAAGGAATACGCCTTCTCGCGACTCCCACGCGCCGATGCCGTACGCAGAGGCAATGGAGCGCGATGATATACAGCCGATCTGACCTCCCGGTACAGCTTGGAACGTAGCTGCATCCGTACCGATGATCGTCCAGTAACTCTTGTTTTTCAGACAAACCAAGTTTGTTCCGATCGGCAGCAGTCCGACGCCATCGTCCCCGAAGCTGTTCTCTTGACACGATAACGTGCTTGTGTCTGAGTTGAACCCCCAAGGTTCGTTTACGTTACTAAACCAAACGGTTGAGTGTGCCCCCGGCAAGTTGAAGCCCCAAATTAGGTTATAGTACGCTACGATGTACTTGAACGGCGGAGGAGGATCACGGAAGACAACGAGCAACTGACCGTCTAGGGCTGCATCCGCCTGCGTATCGGTGTACGTTGTCGTTACATTGTCCGGTATAATCGCAACCAGGAGCCACTCTCCCAGGCTGCCGCCGAGTCTATATATATTACGCTGTGTGACTTGCGGATCAGGCGAGATCGGTATACCTGTCAGAGTAACACCGTTGCTAATCGGTACCGTAATTGGTAGAGAGACAGTGCCCTGAGACGATTCCTGCACTGCGTTGCCAAACGTGATGCAGTAATAATAGACTCCGGGGCCCATAGCACCAGCGCCGCTTAGCGTCAGGATCGGCGCTGTAGCGGGTTTAACGATGCCCCAGTACGTTACAGTGAACGTAATGTCAATTTTCAGTGGTATATCGACACCGTTCGTGAGAAACAGCCACTGACCGGCACTTGCGAAAACAGTCTGCTGATTAGGAGTCAATCCAACCGGCGTCACAAGGGGAGCTGGAACGCCCCCCGCAACGGCCTGATATAGTTTCCCGACCCCAGCAACAGTAACCGCGAACACGTAGTGATCGACACCCGCGACTGTAATCTTTCCTATACCATCTGGCTGCGAAGGTAAGGGCGCGGCCAGGAAAACAGTACGTCCCTCGGCGGTATAGTAACCGCCGTACCCGGCATTTGGTACGAAGTTCTCGCCATCAACGAAGTTAGTCGGCGACACGTAATATGGCGAAGTAGTCGTGTCCAGACCGCCGAAGGGTCCAACGGTTAGCAGGTCCTCGTAGTAGTCATTAGTTTGCTGGTTGGAGCGCATTACGACACTCGCGTTGCAACGATGATGACTAAGACTTTGCCGAGCCCGCCGGGCGAGACAGCAACGTGAATTGACGGTATGTTAGTTGTATTGTTTGCGGTCGAAGTAGCTGTAAAGGTTCCTGACGTTACCGCAACATCGGCCGCGGCTAGAGTAGTCGTGAACGGGCCGCCGGTACAGAATGTCGCAGCCGTGAATGTGAATGTGAACGGGTTACCGGCCGTAGAGCCTAACGCTACAATGCTTATGTCCAGATTCCAACCCTCGGCCGGATTTGCACGCGGTATCGGAATACCCTCGTTACCAAGTGATCCTGCCGTGATGACAGCAATGTTAGTCACGATTTCGCCGACGTACGACACAACGGGAGCCGCGCCGGTAAGCACCAGGTCGGCGCCTGTCAGGGTACCATTTGTATTAATGTTTCCGTCAACCTGCTCGTTTCCGGTGACGTGTGACGTATCCGTGGTTAGCCCGCCGCTGACGAACAAGCCGTCATGCGCGTATGCCGGACCATCGGCATTGAAATTACCGCTGACCGTTAGCGCGTCAACGTTCTCCCCTCCGGTTACGGTGAGGCCGTCCTCCATAACGACCGGACCATTGAACGTAGCCGTGCCAGTGAAGGTCGGGTTAGCCGGGAGTACAAATCCGCTGATAGCGGAAAATGGGACAATGCCGTTGACCAGCGTGCCGTCTTTACGTACCTGCCACACGACAGTGCCGTTGACCTTGAACTTCTCAAGGAAAGAGTTCGCAGCGGAGCTTGTGTCCGTAACGTCCTGCTCGAACGAGCCGGTAGTTGTCGGCGTGCCGACGTTCCAGATCGGCTCTAGCTGCAAGTTATCGACCGGAGTCGTTTGCACTAGCGGCGTGGAGCTGATGTTACCGGCTCCGTCTACTTCAAACATCTGGACCCAAGTGACATTGATATTCGGGGCCGTTGTCGCAATAGCGGAGTAACGAATTGAGTTACCGTTCGCCATTAGGCGCCAGGCGTATGCCGGATCAGCCGGATTGCAGGGCGTATTCTGCTGGAACGTTAGCGTGTTCGTGTTGAACTGTGCGTTGGTGACCAACCACAGGTCGCCGGAAACTTCGCGAATCT